ATCTGTCGCTGCACTTGATCCAATTCATTTCGCCCTCATATCAATCATCCAAGCCTCTTCAAATAATTCAGGTAATGTATTGACCCATTTATAATACCTTCTACGGCTTTTTAATATCCATTTTGGCGAGGTGAAACCTCTTCGTCTCATATTATTCTTATAACGAATGTAGTTAAGTTTTCGTGTTCGGCTATTCATTTCTTCATCCCAGCAGTCAAATGCTTCACTATTGCCAAGGCCAAATCATGCCCAATCTTCCACTTGCGTTGAAGATATGGGACAGAAAGTCTGCGATGGAGCGCGTAGTCTTGCTTAATCTGATTTAATAAATTGTGGTCTATTTTCATAATTTTCCTATTGAACGCGGCAGGAGTTGAACCTGCTCACCGCCCTACATATAAAAGGAGTCTTAATTCTTAAATTAATAGTGCTAAATGATTTCACCACAAACGCGTTCGTTATTCATAACCAAACACTGTCTTTATTTTATCTGCTAGGGATCTATTTTTATGTTTGTCCCGCTCTTGAATCAGTTCTTGCTTATTCTCTTTAAGCTGAGTATTTAAATCAGTGATTACTTTTTCAAGACCTCTTTGAATTCTCACTTGCGCATTATAACTATCTCTATCAAATGACCTGCCTATCGTTAAAATGTCTATCTCACTTCTTAATCGATGAACCAATCCATTCAATTCACTAATTTTCTGCTCATACACACTATCTAATGATAGATTAGAATGCCTAGTAAACTTCATATTGAAATTGTGCGCCTCGTATGACGGTTTCCAATCATCATATTGCTTCTTCAATTCAATCATTAATGACTCTTCCCCTCCCTTATCGGGATGAAAATGTTTGCATAATCTCTTGAATGTAGATTTAGCTTCTTCCTGGGTCTTGCAGTCATTAAAGAAATCCATAAATTATTCTATTTTCCGTTCTTCTTTTGTCTCTTTCACCTCCGGTTCATTACCCCAACGAATCATTCGAAGAGCAATCCAGCATGTTAAATTACCAATAAAAAAACCAATGAGCACAGCCATATAATCTCCATATGTTACGGATGATACGCGAGTTTAAAGAATTTTAAAATAAAAATGAATTTGTTTACATTTTTAGCGAATGAAATGGGTTTGATTAGGCATTGGCCTAGGTACTGAAGGTGGTTTATATACACCGGCTTGCATTTTGATTTTGTCGAGCTTGTCTTTAGTCATTGAGCCAGGACCGCGGCCATACTGGATGCGTGCATTTGCCATATAACGGCAACTGTCGGCACAATGGCTCGTCCAATCATGTAATGGTGTCTCGCTATAGCTTTGTGTCTTTTCGTTGAATTTCTTGTGGTAATTCTCAAGGCATTTGATTAGATGAAGGCATTTTGTTTGGTCGATGTAGGCAATGGAAAGCATGGATCGCACTGCATCGATACCTATGGAGATATCAATTTCTCTCTCAAGAACTGTGGTTTTAAGTCCCACGTCATATGCAACATCCTGCAATGTGCGCCCTGTCTGAATACTACCAGAACCGGCATCATGAGGCATATAATGAGTGCCATAGACGTAAGGTTTATTCTGAAGAATCTTAGCATAATGGGCTATTCCTTCCCCTTGGTTTTCATAGAAGTCGATGATTCGCAATTCGCCCCCAACTTCTTGCCAGAAAGTAATAGATGTGCTGTCCCCATAACCAATATCGAAAGCCGTATGTACAGGCGAACGCGTATCATAAGGAACATTGCAGATTCGGCCTTCATCTCTAGCTTTTTCAATAAGCCTACCATAATACGATCCTTCGACTCCCCTGTTAAAGCTGCAATAGAATTCTTGTTGGATATGTTCTTCCGATACGCCCTCATTTCGCATCGTCTGTATCTCTTCTTCACTCAATACCCCTGTTTCATTGATAGGCAATACTTCACAGAACCAGCTAGGCGAAGATTGAGCCATGTTCTTTAGATCGTAAAAATGATTCTTACCTCGGGGAGTGCTAATAAATATAGCGTAACCCTTATTAACATCAAGAATAGGACGTAAATAATCCCAGGCAGCAGGCGACTGAATAGCGTATTCCGAAAATATGATAATCTTTGGATTGCTGCCCACGAGGCTATCGATATTATCAGAGCCAATAAGCTGATAGAGAGATCCATTCGTTAACCTTATTTGCATTTGCTGGCCGTTCTTGCTCTCGACCACTTCTTTAGGAATGTAATCAAGTATACGCTTACCGTCATTTGTGGACGAGTCCCAAATAACTTTTTTTGCTTGCGAATATGTAGGTAAAATATGGAATGCCGTCCATCCGGGATTAAGCATCAATTGAAGAATAGCCCAATTGAACATGGTAACATCCTTGCCCCCACGTCTATGAACTACCCATACAGCACGCTTTGTGCCACTATTTAGAGCTTTGATTATCGGTATCTGATACGGACGAGGTTGAAACGTCAACTCCACTTGCAAGGCCATTTCCTTTTACCTCTACGATGATTTTTTGGGCATTATTCTGATTAGATAAAGAAGGATCGCTTTGTCTTAATCTACACTTTCCTAACCAAATTAAAAGAGTATTATCTCCAGCTAAAGCCTTACTAAATTGAACTTCTCTTAATATAGAATCGCCTTTTGCTTTCTTTTCTTGTGAATATTCTGAAAAAAGTATGCCATTATCAGTCCAGCATCTATCGTATAGATTTGCAGGCTTTATACCCAATCTAGCAGCAATTTCGGTTCCTGAGCAATCAGCCTGTAATAATTTATCAACGTATTGCCATGAAATGTCAGTAGCAGGTCTACCACGCTTTTCTTTTTCTGAAGTCATGTAAAATTCCCTTTATTCATTGTTTTCAAGTTATCCAAGAGTAAATATTAATGCAATAAATTACTTTAATAACTGTCAAGTTTGTTGTTTTGTTGGATGAAAGAAGGAATATTGGTATAATTCACGATCTAACAAGTAGGATTTTATGGATCACGCGACAAAAATATTATATTTAACTTTAATAATTAAGGCAATTTGTGAAGAAAATGAAATAAATAAAGATGTGGTTATTGAAGATTTTATTGATTTATTGAAGCAAGAAAATGCCTAAAGTAATACAGCTAGATTTCTTTCAAGATGATGAAATGTCGGCATTGAAGGCTGATTTCAAGGAAGTCAAGGATTCGTGCGATCGCGTGCGGAAAAAGCAATTCTCTGAAATTGGCAAACTAACAAAAGTTGTTAATGACTTGGTGGAGCGATTGGAAATTCTCGAACGAAACATTTGCAAAAATCAATAGAAATCCCTATATTCCATAGCGATCTTAAGCGATACGTTATCGGATCGGGGCACCACAGGGGTGCCTTTGATTTAAATTTTATTCCTATTGTTTTTATACATCCAACTTTCGTCATAGTTAAGTCGTTTCCATTCAGCGCGTCGATTAAGTTCATCGTAGGAAAGACCCTTCTTTTTAGGCTTATCTAAATCAATAAAACTTTTCTTTAATCTTTCCTGTGCTTTTTGATTTCTTAGATGTAGATCGTAACATTGCGTGTTGCAGAATTTATTTTTAGTTGGTTCGCCACAGTTTTTGCATTGTTTATCTGCTTTTGCTAAAGAAATATCTTTTACTTTTCTTTTTTGACAATATAATTTCTTGAATTTACATGTGTCTGTGCAGAAATTTTTATCCGCCTCAAAGGTAAGATATCTTTTTTCGCAACGTTCGCATATTTTGCTAAATGGTTGATTTACCAAATTGCGTCCCTCACCAACTTATTTCAATTTTAACATAATACTTTTTGAACTTAACTTGATCGTATTGAAAAGTAAAACCCTTATTCCCATCGGCCAAGCCTGGTCTTAGATCTCCAGTCAATTCCGCACAAGTCTGGTCGCAAATCCACTTGAAACTCATAGGCAAATTGTCATGAGCATCTAGAGTTTTTGGCGCATAGCGTGTAAAACGCAACGTGCATGGAAGTTTTATAATTTCCTTGCAATTCAGTAACGCTACGAAAATCGCTTTCTTTTGCCCTTTGTGACGCGCGTGACGTTTTCGCCAAGGCTCGGCATGGTTAGCCTCGTTTGCGGCCTTGATATCGAGGATAAGCGTAATTTGCCTATCCCCGATGAAGGTTCCGAATTCAACAGGAGGCTCAGAATCGATTATTTTAGATCGC